CGATGGCAGCCCCGCCGTGCTCGACGTATTTCATGTCCCCGCCCATCGGGATGTTGATCCGGCTGGAGGCGGAGACTGTCTGAGCCCCGTCCCCCGTCTCGAGCGGTTCAGCCCCGATGGTCACCAGGATCGGCACCCGAGCGATGTGGAGAATCGTGTCCTGATCCGACTGGGACTGCCAGTGCTTCACGTTCAGGTAGGCCAGGTCCTGCAGCGGGGAGACGCCTTCCATGAATCCCAGCCGGGTTCCGTAGAATGGCACGAACGGGATGATCGACAGCGTGGTCAAACCATTCTCGTGAGGCAGCCACTCGTCTTTCTCGTTCTTGCGGTAGGTCACCCAGACTCCAGGGGCCAACACGCGGACCTGTTCGATGCACTTGGTTCCGAACTCCCCATCGGCAATCTCCACTTCCTCCTTGATTCGCAGCTGCTCCAGGTAAGGCACGCCATTCCGCTTGGATGTCTTCCAACCCAGCAGCTGATTGTGACGAACGAAGGTGAAATACGGCCGGGCTCCGATGGCTTTCTCTTCAGCCACCGTGCGGGGAGCGGCGTTCGGGTCGATCACGGGGAAGTCCACCAGGATGCCACAGAGGCCGAACGCCATCGCTTCGGAAAAGACCTCCACTGAGAAGACGTGCAGGTTCTGGCCCTCGAGGTTGATGTCCTGACAGTACTCGACCAGCCGCGGGGGCACATCCTCTTCAAGGGTCAGCTGCTTCGAGAAGGGCTTCCCGGTCATGACGCTCAGAGTCCGCTTCAGCGCCGGGAACAGTGTGGCCACAGCCAGACGGTTCTTGTAGCTGATGTCGTCCTCCTGAGGCCACTGAGGCAGGTACTCCTTCTTGGTCCGCATCACGGACGTACCGCCAAGGAGGGCTTCCACGACGGCCCAGAGCACGGCCATGTCGGTGATGTATTTCGACCGATCGTTGACTTTCATGTTTACATCCTGAGAGGTTCGATGGTGGTGGCACGCCGAACGATGGGGAACTTGTGGGTGATGAAGTATCCACCGGCATCCACCGGGTGATCGAATCCGCTTGTCTTATCAGGTTCCCCGTTATCGTCGTACGCCTGTTGCTCCAGGCCCTCAGTGTAGACGGGGCAGGTGTCCGGATTCACCTTGTAACCTTTCCGGAACTGGGCATTCACCGACAGGACGCGATCACGAACCGTCGGGTTTGCGGGGTTGTTCAGCACTGTGAACTGGGCCTGCTTCAGCAGGGTGATGTCACTGGTGCTGGCGTTGACCGATTTGCGAGAACCACCAGAAGCGTCCGGGTAGACGAAGATCTGATGCTTCTCCCACCGCTCCTTGATCATGTGAATCATAGCAGGGGTGTCGAATACGTTGATCAGCTCAGCCACGGCGTGGGGCTTCCCGTCCCGCAGCACGTGGATGATGGCGGCCATCTTCGTCACGTTGAAGTCCATCCCGATATGCAGCGCGTCCAGGCCCTTCTTGGGATCGGTGCAGATCCGCTCGTTCGTGAAGCACAGGATCCGGTCGAAGTCGATGTAGACCGATCCGCTGGTCAGGTTGACGAACTGCCCTTCCAGGTAAGCCTGCAGCAGCTGCTCAGAGTACGTATTCTTCAGGTTGTCGATGTACCCCTCAGGCAGGTTCGCCGCGTTGTCCTGAGTGCGTGCCCGGAACAGCGTGTAACCGTCCCCGGGTCGCTTGAGCTTGACCCAGCGTTGGTAGACGAACCGGAACCCTTCAGGAGTGGTAGCCACAGCCACCGTGTTCGGGAATCCTCCGGGGAGCTTCTGCCGGTTACGGGCGATGACCTTTTCCCAGACCTTCTTCGCCTTGTTGATCGGCAGCGTGTCGAGCTCGTCCAGGACGGAGTGAGCAACCTCGTAGCCCACGATCCGGTCGGGATTCTCCATCGTGCGGAACAGGATCCGCCCAGCACCAGGGAACGCCATGTAAGGGGCCGACCCCTTGTTGAGCTTGAAGTCCCAGCCCTTCCGAGCACAGAGCTCAGGGAACCGTTCGAAGGCGATGTCCTTGACCAGTGGATAGGTCGGCAGGTAGTACGCCACATTCTGCTGGCGGAAGTGTGCCTTCAACGCCAAGGCCCGGGCCATCGCTGCAGCGGTCTTCCCTGAGCCAAAACCTGCCACCATGGCCGGGAAAGGATCTCTGCAGGTCGCGAACGCTCGTTGTGTGGGAGTCAGGGCCATAGCGTGACAAAGCTCCCCGCAGGGAGCCTAGAACCTTGGTGATCAGTAGGGGCTGTAGCGAATGTGCTTTGGCTTCTTCATGGGAAGCAGACCGGCCTCTTTCCGATTCAAGGCCTGCTCAGCGGCCAGACGCTTACCCAGATCCGTCCACATCTTCTGGCCTCGTTTAGGCTTGGCACCCGTTGAGGTGAAGTTCGAATACTGGTTGATGCCTTTGGGATTAGCCATGATTACTTACGCTTCTTCGGCCAGGGACGGAACACGATCACGTTGTCGATGGCCAGGTCCTTCTTGCGCTGCCCCTTGATGAACTGGCGTTCCAGGTAGTTCGGAGCCCCGAACGTCAGGATCATGGTCTCTCGGGAGTTGCGGCCATTGGGCTTGAACTGCCAGGTTGCCCGAACGACCATCTTGGGGTCCAGGTATTTGACCACAGACCGATAGTCACGGCCGGCATCCTGAAGGGCACCGCAGACCTCGGAGAAGATTGACGGATGAATTTTGGCCTTCATGATCAGTTGTACCGGTTGTTGAAGATGGACTTGGCTCGCTTCTGGGACATGGCCCCCACGACCTTGCCAGAGGCGTCCTTGATGGCAACCTGGCCGGGACCAACTTTCACCTTCTTGGGCTTGGCAGGCTTGGCCGAGGCGTAGCTGCTCAGCGGAGGCAGCACCTTGGGCATGCCCTTGAACTGCTCACGGAACTTCTCCATCTGGCGAGCCTCGCGGTCCGCCTTGGAACCCTTGCCCGTGTACTGGTTCTTTCCTGTCGGGTTTGCCATGGTTGGCTCCTTACTTGGTGGGAACGAATACCCGCACTTTGCGAGTACCTTCCCGATTCCAGACCTGACCATAGACCCCTCCCTTGGTGGGAGTCAGCTTGTCAGCTACGGCCTTGACCGTTCTGGAGGTGGTGAAAGCAGCCAGGCCAGCCGCCGTCTTGCGTTGACCCTGGATGCGCTGGAAGGCCTGAGCCGCAGCCGCTTGACCACGGCCGGTCACTGCGCTGTACTGATTGATGCCTTTGGGATTTGCCATGATTACCTCCAGAATTCAATATACCATGATCAGACGAAATCGTCCACAGAAGCCGGCAACTGACGGTGGGACTGGTTATCCGTCGAAGCCCCCAGGGCCAGGCGTGCCAGCTTGTCAGCTGTCATGTTCGCAGCAGCGGCAGCCTGCAGGCCCTGAGCCGAGACCTTCGTGGTATGGATCCATCGACCGTCAGTGCGTTTGCGCATGAACAACGACCGGGCCGCCTCGCGCAGCCGACGGGCTTCAGTCAGGGTCTCGGTGTTCCATTCCTTGAGGTCTTTGACGGTTGTCTCGATCAGTTCCTCGGTGACCTCGGCTTCCACCCGGCGAGAGAATTCCTCCCGCTCAGCCTTCCACCCTTCTCGTCCGGCACGTTTGCGCATGAGGCCCGGAGGAATACCCAACTTCTTTCCAACCGTCTCGAAGGTTGATGTCGAAGTGACCCAGGCTTTCTTGGCTCCTGCCCAATCGTGATCTTTAGCCATCTGAGATTCCAACCCATCCAGGTTGGTCCTATGTAAATCAAGTTGATTGCCCCTGGTCCATCCGCTTTCCACAGGAAGGAGAGCCTGCAGTGCGTTGAGATATGTCGAGGAGCAGCTCCGGTTCTTTATCGCCTACTCGATGAGCTGAGGGCTAGATCAAGGCTGAGAAGGGAGTTTCAGAAGACCCAGGGATCAGTTGCTTGATCTGAGTACTAAGGTGTCCAAGAGTGAATTCCCCCGGACATTACCGCCTTTATACCAGGGTTGTGCAACCTTGTAAATGAGATTGGAAATTATTTTTTCGCCTCAAGCCAGACCATATACACCCTGTGAACTCTCTCCACCTGGTCATACATGGACCGTCGACTCATCCCACATCGCTGAGCCCTTTGCTCGACTGTCCAATAGGGATTGAGGTAGAACACCCGGATCATCAACCGGTCTTCTCTATCCAGGCTCTTGACAAATCCATCCACTTCCGTAGCCACAGGGTCGACATTGATTTTCTTCATGCCACTGCCCTTGGGAGCCTTCGGCAGAATGACCCCTTTCCCTTCCAGGATCTCCAGCAGAATGTTCTTGCCATACCCAAGGTTATGCCCGGGAACAGGCTCCAGAACCCAGGCACCCCAACGGAGAAATCTCTTATGAGCTGTGTCAATCATGTTAGCTCCCTGCCACGCCAGCCACGCCACCGAGCCTCGACGTAAGCATTCCGATACACGTTGCCAATCATCCGAAAATCCGGCTCAACAGGTTG